GGTATTGATGTGTAGATTCTTACACTCAATATTCAAATCCTCAAGAACAGATAGATCCATCTTACCAGATACGCGCATATCTACATTGTTTCGAACGTAAACCTTTGCATCGCCGATAACTTCGATGTTCGCGTTAGAGCGCATCAAGACATTCGTCTCACCATCAACCGTCAGGCTTAGAGCGCCTTTGACATAGACGTAACCGTTTCTGTCGATAATCTGATACCCATCGCCAACGATCTTGTTAACCTGTGTGCCGTTGGCGTCCATCTCAATGAACGTGCCTTTGGTGTGATACAAGTGCACACGCTCATTCTCTGGCGTGTCGTCAAATTCTTGTAAGTGACCAGACTCTGATTGGTAAACGTGGTTGAATGGATACTGTGTGTTGTATGGAGATTCTGGCTGGTTCCAAGTAGCGCCTGTTACAGCAACTGGAATCTTCTGAGCACGAGTCGCGTCTTTCAAACCAACCGATGTCTTCTCGATCTGTTCGTTGCGAGCAAGACGGTTGGTGTCTGGTTCATTCATAAACTGAGCCAGTGGATATTTCTTGTTTGGATCTGAGAAACCAAACACGATACCACCATCTTGTTTTGTGCCATCGCTAATCGAACCATCTGGGCGTTTCTCACCAAGAGGAACTGTTGAGTTATCAACTCCAGGTGGAACGTTTTGTGGTAGTGTCTTAGGTTGATCGCCGTCAATCGCAGAGTAACCTACTTTGTACAAGTCAGTTGTTGTATTGCCGTAACCGTCTTGAATATCGCGACCTTGTTTCAGAGCCAACGCACGGTTTGGACCATCAGGATGCGAAGCAGCAAGATAGCCAAGGATTGTTTTGTGATCAGTGCCACTATCAATTACACCAAGACGCATCAGCGCCATGTAGTTGAACAATGTGTAATCGTACATTGCTTGTTCTTGCGATTCAGCTGTTGTCAAGAACAAGGTAACAGAGTTAACTCCGTTCTTTCCTAGCCATACGGCATCGTCAGCTAGTTTGTAGTTTGATGGCGCTGTTGATTCGCCATTAGCGTTAAGAACGTTCGACACATAACCAGTGCTGTTTAGCGCGATACCATTTAGTTGATACTTACCAACGTTACCTTCAGCGTTCACAACACCATAGTTCTGGCCACCAACGACACCCTTAATACTAAATTCTAAGACGCCTCCTGGCTCCGATGTAGTCTCAAGTCTAGCCATGTTAATCTTGTACTTCTCGAATTCTTCTTCGGATAGTGGGCCAAGATGCTGCTCAGTGGCAGTTGCTGCGTCTTCTTGAACAGGAGCTGTTGTGTTTGTTCCTGACTTGTCTGTTGGTGTTGCTTGAGCAGCTTCAGTAAGACCACCGTCGGTCTTAATCAGATAATCACTGCCATCATTGACGTAGTTTGAGTCAATACCTTTAGCTTGTGGGATACCACCGAACGTACCAATCATAATTGGTTGTTGGCATTCTTCATCGCGGAAGAAGATTACAACCCATGTCCCTTCAACTGGACCAACAGGGCTGTAGCCGATACCGTTCATAGCAGCAGATGTGACTGGCTGCATTGGATATGCCCATGGTAGCATATCCGTTGGTAGTTCTGTTTTGTTTTCTGAGTGCAGGCCAACGATACGTACTTGACAACGACCCAAGCGCATTGGGTCGCCACGGTTCTCAACTACACCCGTATAGAAAATTCCGTTCATTTATTTGGTGCCTTCTTTTGCTAGATCGATAATCAGTGAATCTTTTACGAGTGTCATATGCATCTCATGCTTTTCTCTATTTAGACTATGGCAAAGAGCAGTGATCAAGTAGCGACCTGAGAATGTCTTGTCGACGATATCTTCTTCTTGGTCTTTCTGACTGATTGGTGTTGGACGATAGATGAACACTTCAACAACGTCGCCAACACAAATATCAGTACGTCCAGGAACAGTAATGTCCATTGCGTATGCGCTAATCTCACTCATTTGCATTGCGTTCTTCAAGCGCCAGTTCTTCATACCATCGGTCTTGAAGTTGTTGTATGTTTCAAGAGCTCTTGGTTGCACATCAAGTGTGGCGAATGTCTTAGCAGGTAAGCCAAGAGTTGACATTGGGTGTGGGTTCAAGTGGTTATGTTTCTTGAACTCATCTTGGTACAACATAGTCTGTACATTGTAAGTCTTGGTCACAAGCTCATGAGTAATCAAACGAGAAGCGTACATACCAGATTGAATGCGTTTGATGTAATCATAAGCAGTGTCGATTCTGTAGGTGTTAATGCGCTCTAGGTCTTTGGCAATAGTACGACCAGCACCGCCGCCACCAGAGGATGGCTTACGTGTGTTATTGTCATAGATGTAACGAGACACAGCTGTCTTCTCAAGCAAGCCATCGATTGATGTATAGTTGAACCCACGGTTGTTCTCGAAGAACACGTAGTTAGCTGAGTCGTTTACGTTTGAGATTGAACGCTTGGCCAAGTAGTTCACGTTGGTGAATGGCGACCAGTAGTTGGACACATACATTGTTGTGTTCTTTGTCGACTCTACGTTCACTGGCTTCTCTGTCTTCAGGTCATTCTGCAGAATCTTAGCAACAACATCACTGATTGTGCCAGAGAAACCTTTGCTCAATTTAGAGTTCAAGTCTCGGATAGTTTCGAAGGAAACGAAGTGTAGCTTGTAAGAAACTGCGCGCTCGGCAGTGTACTCGCGGTCGGTCATCTTGTAAACGTAGAACGCTTGCTCGAACAAACCGTCAGAGTCAGTCATAGATGGTGACTTGAAAGTGATCAACAATTTCTCCTCGCCGATCATTGGCATCAAATTCACCAAGTCTTGCGCATCGTTAAGTTCGATGTAACCAGACATGGTTGGCGAAAAGATGTTCTCGTAGATAGCGATGTCAGTAACAAAGTTAAAGACGTCGAAGATTAGTCCTCTGGCTGAACCCAACTTCACGTCAATGAGTTGGTAATCACCAGCAAACTTAATTGCTTGATCGGCTGTTGTAGTCACTTAAGAATCTCTCTGAATTGGCTTAGCACTTCGCCAAGGATATTTGGTGGAATCATTTTGATGCTGCGCTTTGATTCATTAACAGCGACTTCGTAATCATAGTTAGTCATTGGTGTAGCATCGGCTTGACCCTGTGGGTTTACGTAGTCTGAGTTGACAACATATCCATCGACAGTTTCGTAGTGGTGGATATCGTAAAGGTTGTCGCCGTACTTGGCTTGAATGTAAGATTCAAGAGCAGACTGCGCCATTGGGAAATCGTTGATGTAATCGAAACGCTCATTGATGAGCATAACAATCCAGTGATATTGTGGCGTGTTATAGAACAGCTCAGAAATAATTTCTGGTGTATCACCGTCGCGAATATCGTACTCTTCATAGTACACGATGTTCTTTAACAGTTCCATCTTGACACGAACGTTGGTGATGATGTCTGTAACCAAGTATAGTCTTGGCTCTTCTCCGTATTTGGAGAAGTCGATAACAGTCTTTGGTAGGTTTGTGAAGTATGACATGATTAGAACGCTGGTAGGTTAGGATCGTTGTAATCTTGGTTCTTGAACGACACAGAACCATCTGGCGATTCTCCCAAGAAACGTTCTTTGGACATTGTTTCCATTTCAAGGAATGACATTTGCACGTTAATCTGAGTAGGGAAACCGTCAGCGAATGTAGCCAACTGTCCGTTAGGTGCATAGTTTACTTGAAGGTCGGTCAACACACAAGTTGAGATACGGTTCAAGTGAGGATGTTCTTTGTCGCCGAAGTAGTAAACGATATCGAATTCTGATGGGAATAAATACAGCATCTTGTTTACGTTGTTCTGAAACTCAGGATGCATGTGGAATTTGAAAGTGTTAATGATGCGCTTGACGTTTTGCGCTTCACGAGGAGAGCGAGGAGCGAACTGATAGTTGAACGAGAAGCGACGGAACTCCATCGACTTGAACAACTGTTCCTTACGTGGGTTTGGCGCAGCTTTGTACATAGCAGACAGAAGAGCACGAGCAGGGTTTACTTCCATACCTTTCATGATGGCGCCTTGTCCACCAGCAGTAGCGGCATTGACGTTCTTGTTAGTAGCAGCTTCGCCAGCGGCACCAAAGATAGCGCCAAGTTCTTCTTCGCCATAAGTAGCACGATATCCAACAGACACTTCGTTTGGTACGTGCATAGCAATCGCGCTCTTCAGTCGTTTGATTTTGTTAGTAGCCTTGAGGTCACCACCAGTAGCAAGTTCAAGAGACTTACCACCAGCACCAACAGCAGCACCAGAAACGGCACCACCCTTTACCGCACCAGCGGCAGAAGAACCGAGTGTACCTTTGACGAATGTCGCTGCGCCACCTTCTTTACCAAGACCACCAGCTCCGTTAGCGACACCTTGACCAGCACCAACTACAGCACCAACCGCTGCGCCACCTGTAGCAGCTGCGCCTGTAGCAGAACCAAGAGAGGCTTGCTTACCTTGGATGGTGTTCTGGCTGGACTTATCCACATCACCAACAATCTCAGCCTTACCTTCAGTAAACACACGCGACTGATCGGATACGTTGATGTAAAACACCACGTAGTTCAGGTATTGTTGGTTGAACGATTCACTGCTACTTGCGCGTCCAGATGCGCTCGGCTGGCTGCTAAACAGGTCGATTGGGTAATGAAGGTTCTCGATGTTGTATTTGCTGAAGTCGAGACGTTTCTCTCTCTTAATCCCAGCTGTTTGGGGCGAGTTCGCTTGCTTCGACGTATTCGCACTGCCGTTTGTATCTGCCATATCTGTCCTAAATAGAAGATGGTTGTTATTTAGTTATATTTATTCATGTTCTACAAGGGAAAGTTCAAACCGAAGAATCCAGAGAAATATAGTGGAGATCCGACGAACATCATTTACCGTTCGAGTTGGGAGCTACGCTTTATGAACTGGGCTGACGAGAAGCCAAGTGTCCTTAAATGGCGCTCGGAGGAGACAGTTGTACCCTATGTTTCACCAGTAGACAACAGAGTCCACCGTTACTTTGTGGATTTCCAGATTCAGATAAGAACCAAGAGTGGGCAGCTGAAGACATACCTCATCGAGATTAAGCCAGAAGCTCAGACAAGACCACCAGCTGTAAAGAAGCGTTTGACCAAGCGTTACCTCAATGAAGTTATGACTTGGGGTAAGAATGAAGCAAAATGGAAAGCTGCAGATGCTTATGCAAAGGATCGTGGTTGGGAATTTATTATCCTGACCGAGAAGCATCTGGGGATTACCGCCAGCTGGTATAAGAATAAATAGGTTCTATGAACGAAAATAAAATCATCTCCGCAAAATCTTTAGAAGACGTCTTCGCCGCAAGAGCCTATGACATCACAGCTGCCAAGAAGTCGCAGTCGTGGTTCTCTGCTCAGGTTAGAGGACTATCAGCAGTTACACCAAACAAGTTGCTGAACTCAGCTAACTTCGTCAGTACGCTGATGCCTGGAGATATGTACCTGTTTTACTATGACCCAAAGCATAAGGACACACTCCCATACTTTGACCGTTTTCCTCTAGTCATCCCATTCCGTAAGGTCAAGGGTGGCTTCTATGGATTGAACTTCCACTATCTTCCACCATTGCTTCGCGTAAAGCTGCTGGACAGATTGATGGTATTCTCCAACACCAAAGGCATTAGCGAAAGCACTCGACTGAAATTCAAGTATCAGTTGATTGCTGGTAGTGCCAAGTTTGGATGGGCACAGCCCTGCGTTAAGATGTACTTGAATGATCATGTAAAAAGTCGCTTCGCTAAAATTGAACCAGAACATTGGGTAACTGCAATGATGTTACCAGTTGAACGCTTCGCGAAAGCAAACAAAGAACAAGTCTGGCGAGATTCAAGAAAGGCATTTTAATGGCATCGATCAACGAATTCATTGCGTTAGTAAAGGGCGAAGGCTTAGCAAGAAGCAATCGTTACTTAGTAATCATCACACCACCTGCGTCTCTAATCTCAGATGCGCCTGATGACAAACTGACATTCTATTGCGACTCGGTATCTATGCCAGGTATGAACCTGCTATCGAATCCAACAAACACCTTTGGTGAACAGCGAGAGGTTGTTTATAACCGTTCGTTCGAGCCAGTCAATCTCGAGTTCATTCTTGATCAAGAGATGGAAATTAAGATGTTCTTTGATGAGTGGCAAGCTAGAATTGTCAATCCAGTCTCTCGTATGATTGGATACTACCAAGACTACATTGGTAGAATTGAAATCCAACAACTGGATTTCTCAGAAAACGAATCGCCGAAGTACGCTATGAAGTTGTACGAGGCATTCCCAAAATCAGTAGCTGCCATTAACTTCAGCTCTGGTTCTAAAGATGTTACAAAATTGTCTGTGTCCATTGAGTACAAGTACTGGAGACAGTTGACCATTGATAAGCAAGAGGCGCCACGCGCATCACCAGTTCCAACAAATAGTATTGGTTCTGGTGTGTCGAGTGCCAACCTAAATCCTCGCTTGAGTGGTCAGAACGTTCTTGATGTGCCTAACCAAGCAAGTGATGAAGCTCCACAATAAAAATAACAAAGGAACTACCATGGCTGATGAACAACAAGTAGAAAAGAAAGATGAAGATTGGATGCAGAAGAAATGGCGTCCAGCTATGGGCTGGATGTACATGCTTATCTGTACGCTAGATATGGGTGTGTTCCCAATTCTTTGGAGTATTCTGCAAACAGTAACGCACCAAACCCTAACCCAATGGCAACCGCTAACATTGCAAGGCGCTGGTTTATTCCACGTAGCGATGGGCGCTGTTCTTGGTATCGCTGCGTTCGGTCGCACTCAAGAGAAACTTGCTGGTACAGCTGCTAACGCAACTCCTCCAGTAATTGCTCCTGTTGCGCCTACACCTATCCCAGCTGTGCCAATGCCAGTAACACCTGTTGTTTCAAGTGTTACACCTGCATTAAGCAAAGGAAGAGCTAAAATTGAAGACTGATACAAACCTTAGTGAAATTTTCGATATCGAGGTTAATGATGCCCCGAAAGGGGTAACACGTGAACTCGTTATTAAAGACGAAGTTGCTCAGGAGTCAGTTGATTCTGACTTCGAGCAAGCGAGAAAGAATCTACAGCTTCTGCTTATGCAAGGCGAAGATGCATTGATGGGCGCGCTTGAGGTTGCTAAGCAATCTGAACACCCAAGAGCATTTGAAGTTGTAGGCACTCTCATCAAACAAATGGCTGACGTGAACCAGCAAATGATGGATCTGCACAAACAGAAACAACAACTTGATAATCCTAAAGGCTCTGCCGAAGGTAACAAGAAAGTCACGAATAACAATGCTATCTTTGTGGGTAGCACTGCTGATTTGAATAAAATGATTTCTAAAATGAATAAGGAATAATTATGTCTTTGCCACAATACAAACACCCCATCTATACACTTAAACTGCCATCAACTGGCAAGGAAGTTAAGTATCGCCCATTCCTCGTTAAGGATGAAAAGAACCTTCTCCTTGCTCAGCAGAGCGAAGACGAGGTAACAATGCTAGACACATTGAAGGCAGTTATCTCTAACTGTATCCTTGGCGACACAAAGGTTGACGAACTGCCAATCTTTGACATCGAATACATCTTTACCCAGCTACGCGCAAAGTCTGTCGGCGAGAACGTCGACTTGCTATTTACATGCCGCGACAAAGCCTGTGGTGAGAAAACAAAGATCGGCTTCAAGATTGAGCCGAAGCTGGTCAAAGAAGATGACCACTCAAACAAGATTGATTTGTTTGAGGACGTTGGTGTTGTCATGAAGTACGCTACCGTTGACATGCTGAAAGAGATCCAGAAACTGGACCTGAATGATGCCGATGCTATCCTGCGCATGATTGCTCACCATGTAGATTACATCTATGACGCTGAGTCAGTTTACCCAGCCAAAGAACAAAAGGAAGAAGACCTTATCAAATTCCTTGAAGACCTACCGACTGCTCCTACTAAGAAGCTGAAGAAATTCTTTGAGTCAACCCCTAAACTACAGCAAGTAGTTGAGTATGACTGTCCAAAGTGTGGCGCTCATAACACCTACACTGTAGAAGGTATCGAAAGTTTTTTCTAATTTGCCTTAGTCATGACAGCTTGTTCAACCATTATCAAATAAATTTTGGTTTGTTACAGCACCATAAGTACTCGCTTGAGGATCTAGAGAATATGGTGCCCTTCGAAAGAGAAATCTACGTCACTATGCTTTTGAATCACTTAGAAGAAGAAAAAGAACGATTAAGAGAGAAGAATAAGAAATGAGACTAGTACTAGATAAAATCGAAGAGATGAATCCAGGTAACCTGAAACTTAAACAGTTCGCAGGCGACTTGGCCAACACATTGAAAACATCTTACGAGAACAAGATTAGACCAGCCGTTACTGGTGGGAAGATGGGCGCTGGTGCAGGTGGCGCTTCTTTCTTCGAGGGGCTTGGTCTTACTGGTGTAGCTGAGGCATACAAAAAGAAAGCAGAAGCAAAGGAACAACGTCACCAAGACAAAGAGGCGTTCGTTCAGAATTTCCAGAATCATTCCACGGCAGGTAAGAATCTATCACTTGACACATCACGTCAAGTTGGTGAGGATCTCTTTGAGCAAATCCAGTCTAAACAGAAAGAGATGGCTGAGCTTCAAACTCAAGAGAAGAAAGTTACTGAGGCTGGGTATAAGGTTGATCAAGAGAACTTAGACCGCCAGAAAGCACTTGGCGCAGAA